TTTTGAATAAACTCTTCCATTTCAGAAATGCTCATTAAGTCTGTGTATTCTTCTTTAGTTCTTTTATTATAAAATCTATATGTTGGCATTTATTCCCTCACTAAACCATTGTGGAATGTTTGTTTTCCATGTAGCAAAATCCTTCTTGTATTTAATATAGTAATCTCTATAAGCAGTTATACTATCTTTATTCTTTACATCATCAGGCATTGCTTGTGTCGGTTGATTAAAAGGAATATTTAGGGGAATATTTTTAGGGGGGTTTTTCAATAAGTCTTTAAGTAAAGTATATGACTTATGATCTTTGCCATATCTTAATTTAAATTCATCATGTAGGTGTGACCACATCTGATATAACCAGTTGTAGTTGTAGGCATTGTTTCGAACCCATACTGCACTCGGATGATTATTATGACAAGCTTTATAGATGATTGCCTCTTCGTTTTTATTTTCTAATCTATATCTCTTAATGTTTCTACCTGCTTTTGTTTTACTTTGATACAAAACACCGTCAAGCATTCTGTGAGCAGTTGACATAAGTTGAGCATACTCAATAAGCATTTTAACAACGTGCTTATCTAGGTGCTGTTCAGCACAAATTTTGGGGTCTTTATGTAAATAAAAAATGTTCATACTATTACTATATCACTTCTTTTTAGGTTTGTCAAGCTGTTTTTTCTTCTCTTTTTCTTTGTCTTTTTTAGATTGTTTTTCTAACTTATCAATCATTTTTTGTAGTTCTTTAGCGTCTTTATCTGTTACCGTCATTCATTAATCACCTCTAACTTTATTGAAATATGCCATTCGATCATACTTCTCACACAATTTCTTAAATGTGTTATACCAAAAGTTCTTTCCCCAATCTGTTAAAGCATTCTTACACGCTCTCTCAGCATTTAATATTCTTTTCATTTCTTTCATATCTTTCATTGTATTTGCCATTATTTCTCCTCTAGTTTTCTTATTTTCTTAATCATTCTTATCACTCTCTTGTCATAATCTTTTGTTGTAGAGAATTTATCAAGTGTTTTAATTAATAACATAGAATCGTTTGTAGTTAATCTTAACTTTCTAAACTTCTCGTAAGCGGAATGATTGTTCAGTAAATCAATATAGTATTTTACACTATCACATTTACTGGCAAATGATTTCACACCCCAACCAGGCCACTTCTCAATACCGATAGGTAATAGATGTGCTACTTCTTCTGACCAAGTTCTAATACCGAATAGATTATTACCTTCTGTGGCAAATCTACTCTTGCCCCAACCAGACTCTAAAGCTGCCTGACCTATAATCATTTCATAAGGTACTCTCAAATGTTTAGGTGTAGTAAAATTTATATAGTTAATACATTTATGCATTGCCCTAACAAATTGAATATCATTATTATAAGTAAATTCAGGCTCTTGTAGATCCATTTCTTTGATCTTATTTACATAGAATTTATCTAGTTCAGTATTTACGGCTGCAACTGCTGACTTATTAGGATTGTAAGTACCCCAACCATAAGCAAATGTACCAAATATACATAATGCAAATATAACTTTAGTATAAAACCAAGTTGTGTCTAACCATTTCTGAACCTGTTGTCTATTAGGCAATTTGACCTGCCTTGATAACACTCCTGATATCTTTTAGAGTTTTACTTTTATCTAGTGTAATTAAATACCACTTAAATCTAACCATATGTTCGTTAGATGGACCGACTAGATCAATGTCATATTTTCTTTGAAAAGTTATTAGACCTTTTAGATATAGTTTTACAATATCATCAAATCCTTTTTCAGTATCATTTTTGTTTATTGTAGCTGTTTTAAATGAACCTTTAGTCTTTACCAGTTCTTCTAGTATTTTTTTTTGTTTAGCATTTAGTTTCATAATATATTTATCCTTTTAGTTTTTGTATTGACTTTTGTGCTTCTGTTTCTTTTATTTCTATTTTTTTAACTCTATTTGATAGAAATAAAATCACGACTAAAATCAAAATGATTGAAGTCGTGGATAGAAAGAAGAATAAAATTCCGTGTGTTAGATCAAACATATTATTTTAAGTATAATGGACCTGTCCATTGAATTGCATAATTACCAGTAAGTACATTACCTCTGGCAGAGTTTAAAGCAGGTGCATTGTAACCAGCGGCTTTCAATATATCACCTTTTTTAAAATGTTTAAAGTCTTCTTTTACAATAAAACAAAATACGCCGTTTTCTTGTACAACTTTAATGTATTTCTTACCTTGTGTTACTTTAGTTTTACTGTCCCATTCTGCTAACTGTCTTTGTCCGTAATCAGAACCTTTTCCCCAATTAGCATAATCATCTTTAGCACCAGACATCATATTTTTAATTCCTTCGTCTAGTGTTTTAGCAGTATTGTTTACAGTAATCATAATGTATATCCTTTTGTTCGTTATTAAGTGTATATCCTATCAGAGTTTGATACAAAAGTCAAGCACTATTTACATAAAAAAACCCTTATAAATCAATACTTTTTGAAATATAAGGGTTTCTAAATGAGAACAAAACGTGAACAAAGATTAGTTTTTCATAAAATTATCGTTCCAGTTAAATGCTTCTTTAACTAGATTCGCTGTAAAACCTTTGTACTTATTATTTACTTTTTTATTTACAACTGCGATTAAGAATTCTGCTTCTTCAGCAGATAATCCCTCTAGCATTTGAACAAAGGTTGTTTCCCTTTTGTTTTGTGATATAGCATTGTCACCGCCTTCTATAAAAAGATATAGTCTTTTTGCTTCTTGACTTAATATAGTATGATCTGTGCCTAATGGAGCGTCATTAGGTGTATATGGTACATCACCTTTAGGTAATAACCATTTTATATCTGGATGAAATGCACCTTTTAAAACCTGTCTTAAAGGTACTGAATCGTGATCTTTTAATACTTTTAATTTTCTAGGTTTATCTTTTGCATTATTAACTTTTGTAGCGATCTCACTCATCAAAGGTGGTATTGCTCTGCCTACATCTTGTAGTGCTTGCATACCTCTTTTACTTGCCAATGCTGGGTGTGATACAGGTTGTTGCTGTAATTGTTCGTTTTGTGCTTGCGTTTGTTGTTTTACCATGTCTGGATTTGCAATTGTTCCATCTGGATTTCTTCTAATTATAACCATTTTTTTCTCCTTAACAGTTCTTTTGAAGTCTAAAATTCATCAATGACTTCAATTAAAGTTTTAAGTTTTTTACTTATAAAATAACCTAGAATTTTATCTCTAGTTGCTACTTCAAAATTTTCAAACTCACGATTTATTTTGTCTTCTAATTCTTTAGGAACACAATTTAAATCTATTAATGTTTTGTTTCTTTCGTAGTTCTTTTGTTCTTCATCATTAAAAGTAGGTACAATCTCATTGCACCATGCCTCTATCTTCTTTTTACTTAAAGGTCTTTGTCTTCTACCCTCAATAAAAACATTGTCGTCTGATAGTACGTTTGGTATGCCATCGCTTCTATCACCTTTTAGTATATGTTCTCTAATATATAGACTTGGATTTTCACCGTCACCTACAAACTTGTTAAGCACAGGATTGTATTGTCTTATTCTTGCATTATGTAATTGTATAAAGTCTTTATCACCACTTAATATTAGTATCTTCTCTTTTACTCGTCTTGTTAGAACAGCAATGATATCGTCTGCTTCTGCTGTTTCTAATTCTATCACCTTGTAAGGTAAGAATTCTTTAATCTCGTTTTTAACTTTAGACAATATATCAAATATCATTGTCCAGTCATGTTCAGATTTTTCTCTACTTGCTTTTCTACCTGCTTTGTAGTTAGGAAATGATTGTCTTCGCCATACATTATAACTGTCACAAGCAATCACCATTTCACCGTATTCTTTTCTAAATTTTTTATTATGACCTCTTAAACTATTTAGTACCATGTGGCGTACAAGGTCTTCGCTTAGTTCTAGGTTATCTCTATTGATCGTAACCATAAGGTTAGAAATCATTATTTGGTTTATATCAACAATAATCATACTATATTATAACACATTCTATGCTATTTGTCAACCTTTGGTTTTGTCACAAAAACCTTACTATAATTCATGTCCGTTACCTTTTTACCATCAGGAAGTTGAGTTATTTTAGAAATAGCATCCGTTATGGTCTGCATAGGGTGTTTTTGTTTAAAATCTCTTTTCAATAAACTCTTAATACTTTCTATTACAACTGCTAAATCTCTTAAAAAAGTTTCGCTTTTCATTGTAACAGCATTATCTTGTAACACATGAATAAGGTCTAAAGTAAACTCCTCAACTAACTGCTCTATGAAGATATTTTCTTTTATCTTTTTAGATTCTTCATTAGATTGTTTAGCTGCTAAATCTGTTTTAGGTTTCCTTGCCTTGTGAGCAGGAAACATAACCACATTATTTACTTTCTTTTTCGTTTCTCTAGTTCTCGGTGTATCCATCTAACTGCTTGATATGATGTAGGTGCTCTGCTAATCATTCCTCTTATCTTCTTATGCACCATAGGGTTCACATCTTCTCCATCTTTATTGTTATCTACGATAAGGAAATTTCTATGTCCAAATATTCGTTGTAGTCTTCCTATATTCTTTTGAATCTGTTTGTGACTATTAATAACGATTGCGTCTGGTAATACTCTAGGTCTACTTCTATTTCTGTCTAAGGCGACTTCTAGCGTTGTATTCACAAAAACCATGTGAATATCGTAACCTATTGCTCTTAAATTCTGTGCTTGTTGTTGTATCTTCTCGACATCCCTAGCAGTACTATCTATTATAATACCTAGTCTACCTTCAAGTGCCATACCTAATTGCATACCTGCAATCTGTTTTGATTTTGATCTAATCTTATCTCTTTTGATGATTTGTTTTTCGTCATGAGCAGCAAAGTCTAGTGTCATCTTTTCTTTTTTTAATTTACTCTCAAAAGCAGCGTCACTATTAATTACTTTCAATCCCATACCTGACAATGCACTCTTTGATACAAATGATTTACCTGACCCAGGTCCACCTGCTAAAAAGAAAGCTTTGAATATAGAAGGATCATAGACACCTTCTGTTATGTATTGTTGAAATTTTCTCATACTACTATTTATGCGTAATTAAGTTAATAGGTTTATCAATTGGCATACCTGTTCTATTGAACCATCTATTGTCTGCTGTCTTATGTACAAATGATAGAGTACCGTCTTCTAGTTTAATTGATTTCTTTTCAATTCGACCTATGTATGTAGTACCGTTTTTCTGTATAAGAGTCAATGACTTATGAAGATTTTGATATATTCTATCAAAGGCAACAAACTTCGTATCGCTACCATCTTTATATATTTTATTAGTTTCGGGTATAGTATTAGACAATTTCGCCCTTGAAATTAACTTTACCTTTTTCTACAAAGTATTCTACTAATTGATTGTAACCACCTATAAGTTCACCATCTATCTTTATCTGTGGCATAGTTCTAACTTGTTTACCTACTGCCTCATATAATTCTTCAGGTGAATTGAAGTCTTTACCGAACATCTTTTCCTCATAAGTCAACCCAAGGCCTTTAACCAAGGCCTTTGATTTAACACAAAAAGTACAATTTGGTTTACTGTATATTGTTATTGTCATATTTTTTACTCTACTGTTGGTATCCCATCTGGATTAGTAATTATTACTTTATCGATAGCATTTTTAGCAAGTGTATCTACATCAACTTTGTTAGCATTTTTAGCGATGTATTCAGCAAGATAGTTAGCGTCACCTACACCCATTTTTAAACCAATATAAACTCTATATTCGCCATCTGGTGTTTCGTAAACTGCCTTCTCCCAAGATTCATAACCTTGAATCATTGTTTCCTTAACTACATTAACAATCACTTCTTCAACTTTAGATACAACTTCTTTATTACCTTCTTGACCTATTTCAGTAATATACAAGTCTGTTCTCTTGTT